AGGTAGGACGCACCAAGGTGGTTTTGACTGCTGTGACAGCGGACTAAACTGAAGTCATCGACTTGCGGGATTAAGGCGTGTACTCTGGTTTTTCACACTATGACCGGCAGCTTTTTGCTAAGGTCTCGCAAGTCAATGATCCTAATTCAGCGTGGCGAAATCAAGAACCACACTGGATGCTCATCGAAGACTTGATGGGCGGCACCTATGAAATACGCCGTCGGCATCGTCGGTATCTACCGCAGGAACCACGCGAGCAAGATGTCAGCTATGACCGCAGGCTAAGCACTTCAATCTGCCCGCCGTACTATCAACGGCTAGAACGGATGCTGGCCGGTATGCTGACACGCAAACCAGTCAGGCTGAACGATACATCAGACCAGATCCGTGAGCAGTTGTTCAACGTTGACCTGCAGGGCAATGACCTAAACGTTTGGACGTATGAGACTGCCCGTAAGATGATCCGTTATGGTCATGTTGGTGTTTTAGTGGATGCACCGCGTGATGGTGGTAGACCTTATTGGACGTCATACACACCGCGAGACATTTTAGGTTGGCGCACTGAAATCATCGATGGTGAACAGAAGCTGATGCAGCTTCGCTTGTCAGAATCTATCATTGTTCCTGATGGCGAATACGGCGAAAAACAAGTGCAGCAAATACGTGTACTATCACCCGGTGAATTTAAGTTATTCCAACGTGATGAAAAGAAAGGTGATTTCCGTATCGTTGATGAAGGTCGCACTAGCTTGAATCGTATTCCGTTTGCAGTTGCATACGCTAATCGTATAAATACATTGGAATCACGACCACCACTGGAAGACATCGCCAACCTAAATCTCAAGGCATATCAAATTCAATCGGATCTTGATAATCAACTGCACATCTCAGCAGTGCCGATGTTAGCGTTCTATGGTTTCCCAACAGCAGCAGAAGAAGTTTCGGCTGGTCCTGGTGAAGCGATTGCATTCCCTGCTGATGGACGTGCAGAATACATTGCACCATCATCTGATGCGTTTGCGTCACAATTCCAACGGCTTGATCAAATTGAAAAGCAGATTAACGAACTAGGACTATCGGCAGTGCTTGGTCAAAAACTATCGGCTGAAACTGCAGAAGCAAAACGACTAGATCGCAGCCAGGGCGATTCAACCATGATGGTGATCGCTCAAAACATGCAAGATATGATCGACAATTGTTTGCAGTATCACGCTGAATATCTTGGTGATCGTCAACCAGGCAGTAGCTACGTCAACCGTGACTTCCTTGGTACAAGGCTGGAACCACAAGAAATCCAAGCACTGCTGCAGCTATACACCGCAGGCACGATCACACAGGAAACACTGCTGATGCAACTATCAGAAGGCGAAGTGCTCGGTGATGACTTTGATGTCGAGGAAGAACTGGATGCCACGCAAAATGGTGGATTGATGGAGGCTACGCCTGCGCCGGAACCCGCACCTGAAGAGGACACTGTGATCGATGACGATGCGGCATGATGGTGGTAGCTGCCAACGGGTCATGGAACCAGACACGTCGGAAAAGCGCATTTTTCACTACGTTCAACAGGAACTGCCTAATCGATATTTTGCAGTTGTAAGAATGACATGGCGCGATGATGATAGAAAAGTTGTGCAGGTTGATGAGGCAAAGTTAATCGATGAAGGTATTGATACGATTGAAGGTTTCACAGAAGTTGCAAGAAAAGCAATGCTTGGCGGTGCTGATATTTCAATGATCTGCCCGTATGATCCTGAACATCTAGGACTGAATGAAGAATGAGCGCACCAGAATCGCTATATCGCAATGCGATTGACCTGAATCGTTATAGCAACAGTGTTGCCCGTAGGGTCATCAATGCTTACAACGATATTATTCTTGATGCTGTCAATCAACTCCGTACAATTGAAGATCTTGACGAATCATTCAAGGCTGCACGGTTACGTTCAATCTTGGCGCAACTCAAGGAATCACTAGCGACATGGGCAGGTGATAGCACTGAGCTAACTGCAATAGAACTGCAAGGTTTAGCAGAGTTGCAATCTGAATTCGTAGAAGAACAACTGAAAAAAGTATTACCACGCGGCAGTCGTAATATCGTGCGAACAGTAGAAATCAGCCCGCAATTTGCTCAGTCTGTTGTCACCACAGATCCAACACAAATCAATGTTGTTACGTTATCGGATGACCTATTTGCTGCAGTGCAAGGCGCACCGCAAACGTATAGCCTGACTGCTGCACAAGGTGCAACGATCACACTGCCCAATGGCAAAATCGTTGAGAAAGCATTTCGTGGTATTGCAGAAGATCAGGCCGAACTTTTCGCGCAGGTTGTACGCAATGGATTATTGACGGGTGAAACAACTGATGACATCAGCCGCAGACTTAAAGGTAGATTGCGTTTCAATCAACCAGGCAGCCCAAGACAAATTGCTGCTGCTGGTGGACAGGTCACAACGGTAGCAAATAATCAAGTACAAGCATTGATTCGCACTAGCATCAATCAAGTTGCTAATGCAGCATCACAGCAGGTCTATGAAGCCAACCAAGACATCACCAAAAAATACCGCTATGTCGCAACGCTTGATTCTCGTACTTCTGCCATTTGTCGTGCATTGGATGGCAGAGAATTTGAATATGGCAAGGGTCCGAAACCACCGCAACACTTCAACTGTCGCAGCACGACGGTGGCAGTAATTGACTACGACAACTTACCATTTGACCCACCACCACGCGGTAAACGTGCAGCCGCAGGCGGGATGGTGCCAGCAGATCAAAGCTATGGGCAATGGCTAGCTAAACAATCAAAAGCAACACAAGCAGAAGTGCTAGGAAAATCCAAAGTTCCATACTTTGAAAGACTATCTGCTAAACATGGCCCCAAAGATGCTATCGCAAAACTTGTTCGTGATGATGGCTCAGAACTTACGCTGCAAGATTTACGCAAGCGTTACGGCAAACTAGACTAAGATCAGTTGCTTCTGCATCATGCCTGGTTACAACAAAGGGCCGAAAAAGCCTCAAAAGCCAATGACTAAAAAAGGTGGTAAGAAAAAATGAAACGCGGTGATCGTGTTAGCTGGACCTACCAGGGCAAGCGCACCTATGGTGTCGTGACCAGCATCGCTGGTGAACGTGCAATGATCAAAGGTCCGACTGGTGGCAACATCACCCGTGTTGGTAGTAAGGATGATCCTGTGATTCGGATTAAATCTGAATCGACTGGTAATCCAGTGCTCAAGCGTGAATCACAACTTCGTAAAGCACCGAAGCGATCATGAGCATTCAGTACCGTGGCGAGACCTTCGCTGGTTACAACAAACCAAAGCGTACGCCAAACCATCCAACCAAGTCTCACGCGGTACTCGCCAAAGAAGGCGACAAAATCAAGCTGATCCGTTTCGGGCAGCAAGGTGTATCAGGTTCACCACGACGCGAAGGTGAATCAAAAGCAGCCAAGGCACGTCGTGCATCATTCATGGCACGTCATGCAAAAAACATCGCCAAAGGCAAGATGTCTGCAGCATTCTGGGCAGCCAAGGAAAAGTGGTAGGGTTAGTTATACTGTGATGGCAAATTAAGCGCATCGCTTAACAATGCCTGAAGAACAGAATCAAGAACCTACATCACCTGATGTAGTCAGCAACACAGAGGCTGACGCATTAAAAAGCAGCATCGAAGCTCTTGAGCGTAAAAACCATGAGCTGATCGGCAAACTGAAGAAAGCAAAGGCGGTGCCTGATGGCGTGGATATTCAAGAATTGCTGGACTTCAAGCGACAAGCTGAGCAGTCAAAACTTGAATCAGAAGGCAAGTACACCGAAGCACGACAGGCTCTGGAGCAGCAGTTCCGTGAGGCGTCGGCGGAAAAGGACCAGCGCATTGCTGAACTTGAAGCCAAAGTCCGCGAACTAGAACTGATCAGTCCTGCTGTTTCTGCTCTGGCAGATATTGTGCATGACCCTGACCTAGTGCTTAAAACCAAGCTGTCAGCCGACAAAATTGAGCGCGAAGCTGATGGCACCGTTGTGGTCGTTGACGGTTACGAGCGCAAGCCTGTTGCTGATTGGGCCAAGGCATCACTGCCTGAATGGATGCAGAAAGCACCTAAGCCACAAGGTTCTGGTGCGCCATCAGGCCGCAGCACTGGTGACATTCCAGCAGGAATGAAAAATCCATTCAGCCCTGATAACTTCAACCTGACTGAACAATCACGTTTGTTCCGCACTGATCGTGACCTTTACGATCGTATGAAAGCTGCAGCGGCACGTTAATATAAACGTAAGGCAAAGCTACGCTGAGCCATATCGGGTTACGCCCAAACTGTAAACCCTTTTCGGTATCTAACGATGGCTACTCTTCGTAGCGATATCATCGTACCT